CAACGCCAACGGAGCCGCGGGCACCGACGGCCTGGGCGGCGGTGGTGGTGGTGCCGGGACCTCGATTGGCGGCAACAACGGCGGAGCGGGCGGCAAGGGCGTGGTGAGCGTGCGCTATCAATTCCAATAGGGGGCTAAGGTGGGCTTACCGAGCATTTTACTCATGGGCGGCTCAGCTGGAGGAGGCGGCGGTGGTGCTGCATTCTCCACGATCCAACCCGACGCCGGCACCTCGCCCGTAGCGACCGGGGCCGACACCCTAATCCTCACGTGCGTGGACAATGCCCTCACGATCACGGGCGACTCGGCCACCGATAAAATCACCTTTGGCGCCGGCTCCAACTTGGCGCTCCTGGGCGGCCGATCGGGCGGCCAGACCCTCAACGGCGACACCGCGGCCGCGGGCGCCCTTATCTTGAGCTCCACGGCCCACGGCTCAAAGGGCCTTATTCAGCTGGGCGCCGATACCGCCTATAACGAGGACCTGATCCGCCTCGGGATCGGCCGCACCGACCCCGGCTATCGCCTCGAGGTGCGCGCTACCGCCGACAACTATAGCCACGGTATGGCTATCAGCCATTCCCTCGGTGGCGCCAACGCCCTCACGCGCTTTTACCAGGACCTCAACGGGACGTTTTCGATTGGAAACCCCAATCAGCAGACGGCGACCCTCGTGAGCGACCCCTTTGGAAAGGTGGGCCTCGGCAACGGTGCCACCTCGGGCCTCGCCACCGTCAACGTGCGCACGCACCCCGACTACCTGAGCCGATGCTCCCTCATGCTCACCAAGCTCACGAGCCAAACGGGGAAAATGCTCGTAGTCACCGACACCGATTTCGCCACCGAGCTTATGAGTATCAACCTCGACGGTAAGCTCCAAAGCTCGGCCGGCAACGAAAGCGCCGCGACCTTGGGCACCGCGCCGGCGACTGAATACCTTGCGGTGTTGCTCGCCTCGGGTGCCACGCGGTACATTCCCCTTGTCACCACCCGAAACTAGGAGCACCTGATATGCTATCCAATGAGCAAATTTCCGGCGCCTTTACGCGCACCTTGGCCCGCCTCCGCGATCGCCCCGTGAATGCCGATAAGCATTCGATCGCCGAGACCGATATGAATGCGCTGAGCGACGCCCTAAGCGAGCTTTTCACGCGCCGAGCAGCACCACCGCCCAAGCCGGCCAAGGGCCCAGGCGCCAATCCACCCTCCGCGGCGGTAGCAAGTGAAAAATAAGCAATTTTGGGTGGTGTTCACCTCGAATAATGCCCGGATCGTGCGCGATCCGGCCGACCTCCCCACCACCGAGCCCGGCTTTACCATGCTCAACCCCGATCTTTCCCGCGTGGAGGGGCTCCCGCCGCATTTTTGGAAGCGCGTAGGCGACGAAATTCACCCTATGACCGTAGAGGAAAGCATTGCCCGCCAGCGGCACCACGATCAATTTGGCGTGGATAACGGCCAGGGCCCAGCCGGCCCGAGCGCTGAGCACCTCGAGCTCCAGCGGATCAAGGCCGCGGCTCGTGCCGCCCTCCTCGGTGGCCTCGTAGCGGGCTTTTTCGTGGGCGGTTTTTGGGGTAGTGTGATCACGGCTCTAATCCTGAGCTAATTCACCAAAGGACACCTGATATGAAAACCTTAACCGATCGCACTACGCCCATGAGCCACCTTGACGGCGAGCAGGCCGCCAGCCTTATGGCTTTCGTGGGAGGCTCGCCCTCCTTTGAGACCGTAAACCGCGGCATGCATAATCTGCGCACGCTCACCCGCGCCCTACCGCGCACGGCCGCCGAGCACGAAAAAGCCGGCGAGGAATTCGAGGCTATCGCCCAGGCCGCCTCGGGCTTTTTCGACCTCGACAAGCGCGTGCAGGAGCTCGTGCGCGAAAAAGTAAGCACCCGTCGCCAGCTCGATGAGGGCGAAAAAAAGCGCTACTACCTGCGTTCGCTCCTCGAGGGCCGCACCGAGCACGATGAGGATAGCCGCGAAAAGGCCGTGCTCAACGTGCTCAGCGAAATCCTCGGTTTCGATTTTGAGCGCGCCAGCGATACCGGCGAAAAAGCCCTCGAGGAGCGCCGCGCCCGTGAGCGTGAGGAGAAAAAGGCGATGAAAACCACAGGCAACAAAGGCCTCGTGGGCGCCGGCACGGGTGGCGGCTCCCGCGATCCCGAGCCAGCGCAGGCCGCGGAGCCTGCACGCCACTAGATGAGCACCCCGGGCTGGGCCGTCTGTTATAAACGAGCCGTTGACGACGACGGCCAGCTCCTTTTCCCCAAAAAACTTTCGCACGCTTTCCTGGCTCAGCAGCTCCGAGTCATGGGGAGCTTTTTTTTCGCCAACCAATACGAAAATAATATCGTGCCCGAGGGCGACAAGCCCTTTCAAGCCACGTGGCTCCGCTACTACGAGCCCCACCAAACGCCTGACAAGGTGCATACCTTTTGCTTTATGGACCTGGCCAGCTCCCTCGAGGAGGGCGCCGACTACACCGCCCTCGTGGTGGTGGACGTAGACGAGGAGCGAAATTGGTGGATCAGATACGCCCGGCGCGCGCGGATCACGCCCACCCAGCAGGCCGAGCTCGTTTTTCGGGCCACCGCGATATTTAAGCCCATGCTTTTCGGGATCGAAAAGGTAGGCTACCAGGCCGCGCTCGGGAGCATGGTGCTCGACAAGGCCCGCCGCGATCGGATCGCCATGCCGCCGATCACCGAGGTGGAGCGGATCGGCGATAAGACCAAGGAAATGAGGATTTTGAGCCTCGTGCCGCGCTTTGAGTGGGGCTGGGTGCGCCTCGTGACGGGCATGAATGACCTTGAAATGGAATACGCCCAGTTTCCCCGCGCCAAAAATGATGATCTACTAGATGCACTCGCATCAATTGAGGATATAGCGATATATCCAACACCTGAAAGGCAGGCTCACCGTGACCCAGCGCCGAACGATCCCAACTATGAGCGGTGGTACATCGCCCAAAAGTTTAAACGTACATCCCGGAATTCCCGAGGACCTCAAGGCCAAGGCTCCCGCTAAGGTGCCGCCCGTGGTGGACCCGCTCAAGGAAATGGGGATCGGCGAGGAGGCGATTGAGCGCGCTGAGCCCGCCGCCGAAGAGACCGAGACCAAGGCGCAGCGCAAAGCCCGCGAGGCCCGCGAGCGCGCTAAGGTGCCCGAGCTCGAGGCCGCAAAGCCCGAAAGCCTCGAGGAGCTCGAGGACCTCGACGTGGTGGCCGCCGTGAAAAACGAGACCCTGGCCGCTTTCGAGCACCGGCTCATGGCCGCCACCATTCAGGGCGTGGACGCGATCGAGGTGGAGCCCCGCCTGATCAAGTACATCATGCGCACGCACCAAATGCCTGAGGGTGACTGTATCACCTACCGCGGGATCAAACTCGTGGCCGAGGGCAAGCTCGAGGAAATGCGCACCCGCGAGGCCCGCACGGTTAACGACGTGCTTTTCCCGCGCGGCTACGGCAACGCCGCGCCCCTACCCGCCGACGTGAAATGAAAAGGCGCCTCAGGATTTGGGGAAAGGGCCTGGTGCTCAGTTTCCTCGGTTACGTGCGCGCCTGGGACCTCTACAACCGGGTGGCCGGCCTCGATTTCCAGCATGTATGCTGGGCCTGCACCACGAGCTTTGACCCTATCGACTTTGCGCAGTGCCCGCGGTGCCGGATCGCTGGCAACGGCCTGCGCAAAAAGCACTACCTCGAGCAGTACGCCGAGGACGCGAAAAAGCACTATCAGGGGCGCAAATGACCTACACGGAAATATTGCTGCTCGTGCTCCTGATCGTGAGCAATGCGTGGTGGGCTTTCCAGGTGCAGAAATTGGTCAACAAACTGATTTCCCGCAGCTACTATGATTATAAGCAAGCGGAGAATGTGGGAAAGCGCAGGGCGGCGCCTCCCAAGGCGGAGGAGCCAGGGCACCCGGGCAACACCCAGGCGCTCCAGGCCCTCGAGCACTTGAAAAAATCCTTTTCGCCGTTTCCTTAGGGGAGTGAATGGACGCACTAGACAAAGCCCGGGAAAAGCTCAGCGCATTCCTCGGTGGTAAGGCGGCTCCCGAGCCCGAAAACGCCGACGATCAGACCCCCGACGAAAAAAAGCTCGTTTCCTACGTCATGGACAAGGTTACGGAGGCCCGCCAGCACGCGAGCCGCGTGGCCCATGAGGGCGTTTGGCTCACCAATATCGCCTACCTGCTCGGTTTCGACTCGGTGTACTACGACACCGGCACCCGCGCCTTTAAAACGCTCGACGGCTCCCAGGATATCGCCCGCCGCGCGGCCCTTTCCGTAAACAAAATCCTCCCCACGATCCAAAACAGGCTCGCTCGCCTGGCCAAAAACCCGCCCAAGTACGACGTGCGCCCCGAGTCGGAAAGCAACGACGATAAGGAGGCCGCGCGCCTCGCACTCAAGGTGCTCCGCAACGTGTGGGACGTGCAGAAAATCGACGCCAAGCGCCTCGAGCTCTACATGTGGGTGCAGCAGTGCGGCCACGCTTACGGCGGCGTCTTTTGGGACCCCGACCTGGGCGATATCCTCCCCGATCCCTCCACCGTAGGCCAGGACCTCGCGGCGGCTGGCGCTCCCCCTACGCCACCGCCAGCCGCCGCGACGGCTCCCGACGGCCTGATCAACGCCGAGACCTCGCTCGACGTTTCGCCTCAAGCCGAGGCCACCGAAATGATCATGGAGGGCGATATCCGTTTCGACGTGGTGAGCGCTTTCGAGGGTTTCGCCGACCCCATGGCTAAAAACTTTGATGAATGCTCGTATTTCATCAAGGCCAAGCTCCGCCGCCTCGACTATTTCAAGGTGCATTGGCCTCAGCGCGGCGCGCTCGTGAAGCCCGAGGGCAATATCCTCCAATCGCTCCAATACGAGCAGCGGATCAACTCCCTCAACGCGGGTGGGCCGCTCCAATCGGGCGCCCAGGGCGAGGCGACCAAAAACGCCGCCACCGAGGTGATTTACTACGAAAAGCGCTCGAAAAAATACCCCCGCGGCCGCCAAATCGTGGTGGCCAATGGCATTCTCCTCGAGAATAAGCAGCTCCCCGTGGGGGAAATCCCCTACGCCAAATTCGACGACGTGCTGATCGCCGGGAAATACTTTTCCGAGTCGGTGATCACCCACATGCGCCCGCTCCAGGACTGTATCAACACGAATAAGACCAAGCGCACGCGCTGGCTCGAGCTCCTCCTGGCCGGAAAGTACATAGCCGCCCGCGGCCACGGGATCGCCCAGGAGGCCCTCGACGACGAAAGCGGCGAGCTCCTCGAGTACGATCCCGTGCCAAACGCCGAGGCACCGCACGCGCTCGACCCGCCCAATATTCCCGCTTACGCCTTTACCGAGGACGATACGAGCGAAAAAGCGATGTACGATATCGCCGGGATCAACGAAATTTCCCGCGGCCAGCTCCCCGCGGCCGGCATGCCCGCGGTGGGCATGCAATTCCTCGCCGAGCAGGACGAAACCCGCGCCGGCGTAGTGACCGAGCAGCACGAGCACGCCTGGGCCCGGATCGGCATGCTTATCCTTAAGTACGCAAATAAATTCTATGTAACCGAGCGCCGGCTTAAAGAGAAAAACAGGGATAGCTCCTACCGCTTCACGCGCTTCACGGGCCAAGACCTCAAGGGGTGCAGCGACGTTATCGTGATCCGCGGCTCCACGCTCCCGGGCTCCAAGGTGCTCCGCCGCCAGGAAATCGTAAACAGCTGGCAGCAGGGTATGCTCGGCGAGCCGCACGATCCAAACGTGCGCCACCGTGTCATGGAAATGCTCGAGTGGGGTGACGTGGCCGAAATGTGGCACGATCAGGCCCTCGACCTGGCCCAAATTGATTGGAAGCTCAAGCGCGTGGAGGCCGGCGAAATGGCGCCCGTGCACGAGCTCGACAATCACCGCCTTACGATCGAGGAGCTCAACCGCTACCGGAAAACGGAGAAATACGAGCGCCTCGCCCCTGGCCAGGTGGACCCTATCACGGGCCAGCTGATCCCGGGCCCGCGGGACCTTTTCGACGCCCTCCTCGAGGCCCACGTGGCCCAGCTCAGCGAGCTCATGGACCCTCAGGCCGCCGCCATGGCTCAGACCACGCCCGAGCAGCGCCAGGCCATGGCGGGCGGAGACCCTACCGCCGCGGCCGCTACCCAGGGCCAGGCCGAGGAGGCCTTAGCGCTTGCGAAATCGCCTGCTGAGCCTCAAACTGGAGCCTAACCCCACCCTTCCGAGGAGCTCAGCATGGACGCGCTGAATGAGGCCCTAAAACGTAAACGCGCGAAAGCGCCCTCAATCACGATCACCGTGGCCGACCCCTCCGAGGTGGAGGTGCTGGCTCGTGACGGCGACGGCGAGGAAAGCAGCGAAAAGGACCTCCGGGACAACCCCGATATGGCCCCCGGCGTTTACGACAAGGACGATGAGGCCCGCGAGCAAGGGCTCAATAACGAGGGCGATACGATCGGCGGCGAGGGCAAGCCTGGCGAGGGCGTGACCCTCACGCCTGGAGCGCCCGCCGATCCCAATGATGAGGCGGCCGAAATGGACCCCTCGCAGGTTTTCGACGAAAAGGAATTCGCGCGCCGTAAGGCCGACGGCCAGGGCAAGCCGAAAAGCTTGACCGATCGCGCAGGATTTGCTGCATTTAAGGGACGCAAAAAATAAAAAGTTTCCACGGGAGGAAATGAATGGCATTTGCAGGGGTAGACCTGGAAAAAAGTATCAGTGACGCGGGTATCGAGGGCAAAGGTGCCGCCGAGGTAGACCCTGCCGCGCCTGCTCCCGCCGCTGAGGCCGCGCCCGCCAACGACGCCGGCGCCTCCGAGCTCGAGCGCCTTGCCGGCACCGAGGAGCCCGCCACCCCTGAGGCCCGTGCCGCCGAGGCGGCCAAAATCGAGGAATTCCTCGACTTCGAAGCCAACAAAGGCAAAAAAATTAAGATTGGCGATCAGGAGCTCACGCTCGAGGAGCTCAATAAGGGCTACCTCCGCCAGCAAGATTTCACCCAGAAAACCCAGGAATTAGCCAAGGACCGCAAATACCGCGACAACCTTGAATATGACCTGCAAAAAATCGCGGGTGATCCCACGCTCCTTTCGGAGTTTAAGCGACTTTACCCAAAGCAATACCACGCTGCTGCTGAGCTCGTGGTGCAAGGGAAAGCACCCGCTGACGCTACCAAGGACGTGCCGAAAGCCGCCCCAATCGACCCGGAACTCAAGGCGAGACTAGACCGGCTGGAAAGTGCCGAAAAGCAGCGCGAAACGGAAAACCGTGAGCGCGAAATTAAGGCATTTGAAAGCGAAATCGACGCGACAATGAAGGAGCTTGCACCCAAGTATCCCTTTGCCGACGACGAAACCGTGATGGCGAAAGCTCAAGGGCTCCTCAGCTATATGCGCAGTAAAGCGATAGAGCGCGGGGACGATCCGAGCGCGATCAAGCTCACGAAATCCCATTGGGATCGCGTCTATAAGCTCACGCATGAACAATCCGAAAAACGCTATAAGGCGCACTACGAGGCTCAAAGGCAAAAACAAAAGAGTGCCCACGCCCAAGGTTCGGACGTGGCAGCAGGTGGCGGTTTACCCGGCCAGGCTCCATCCAAAATGAAGCTCGGCGACGTAAAAGAACACATGATTGCCCAACTCGAAAAAGGTGCCGGCGCTCCTTAACGGATTAAGGAGTCAAACGTGAACGCATTTCAGTCGATTTCGGCGGGCATGGCCCAGCTGAAAAACTTTTACCAGGGGCCTATCGTGTCCCAGCTCAACGACGACGTGGGACTATACCGCGGCGCCGAAAAGGGCAAAGAGGGGTGGAGCGGCTACCAGGTGGTTCGCCCCCTGAAAGTACGCCGTAATCAAGGTATTGGTGCTACGTCCGACGGGGGCCCGCTCCCTAAGATTGGCCGCCAGACCTCGGTACAGGCCACGATCACGAGCGCATTCAACTACCTGCGTTTCGGTATCACTGGCCCCATGATCAAGGCCTCGCAAAGCAACGTGGGCTCCTTCGTGCGCTCCGCTGCTTACGAGCTCGAGGAGGGTTACAAGGACCTCAAGACCGACCTCAACCGTCAAAGCGGCTGGGACGGCTCGGGAAACCTTGCCCTCGTGAACACCGCCGCGGTGGCCTCCAATACCTTGGTGATCAAGGGACGGGAAAGCACCGAGGAGGCGCTCAAGTTCGTGGACGTTGACCTCACTTTCGATATCGTGGACACCAACGGAGCCTATAAGGCCCAGGCCGTGACCGTGAATTCGATCAGTGCGGGCGGCCCCTCGGACCTCACCGCTACCATTATCCTCGATCAGGTAGTGACCTGCGCGGTAGGCGATCGCCTTATTCGCTCGGGCGCCCTTGGCCAGGAAATGAGCGGCCTGCTCTATGCGCTCGACGGCCTCACCACCACGATTTACGGGGTGAACCGCTCGACGTATCAGAGCTACCAGGGCAACGTGCTCGACAACGCCAACGCCCAGCTCACGCTGGACTACATGCAGCGCCTCCAAAACGAAGCGGAGCGCCGCGGTGGTGGGAAAATTTCGGCCATTTGGTGCGACTACAACACGCGCCGGATGTACCAGAAATTGCTCACGGCGGATAAGCGCTACGTGAACACCATGAAAGGCGACGGTGGTTTCGCGGATAAGGATAAATCCTATCTCGAATTCAACGGTGTTGCCCTCGTGGCCGACAAGGATTTCGCCACGCGGCTCGTGTTCTTGCCCGAAAGCGGGTTCAAGAAATACGTGCTCGCCGAAATGGAATTCGCCGACGAAACCGGAAGCATGTATATCGCTCAATCCGGGGCCGATGCCCTCGAGGTGCGTATCCGCATGTTTGCCAACTACTTTAACGAGAAGCCTGCCAGCTTCGCGTGCGGTAAGTCCTACACGAGCCCTTGAGGTAGCATGAGCTTTACCGCCCAAAGGTTAACCGCCGCCGTGCAAAAGCATGACCGGGAGCTTTACGTGATCCAGCCGAAAATCGGGGGCCTATGCCTCGTGATGCGGCGAGCTCGTAAGCTCCGGCCCTACGCTTTCAACGGCGGCACCCTTTGGGTGAGCGAGCCCAATGATTTTCAGGTGCTCCCGCTCACGCATAACTGGCATGCCACCGGGCGACCCGTGGAGTGGGGCGTGCTCCCGCTTATGGAAAAGCTCAGGAGCATGGACAGCCATAACGACACCCATGACGGGGGCGTGGTGGCCAGGCTGGAGCGTGAGGAGGCAAAGCACGAGGAGGCCAAGCGCCGACACGTGCGATCGCTGCACGAGGCAATGGCCTATGAGCAGCATTCGGTTTTTCGTAAGGCTTTTAAGGATATAAACACGGCCAACCTCCGAAAGGATTTGGCCACGAAAGGAATGAAACGCAATGGGTATCTGTAACAGAGATTTTGACGTATCCCAGCAAAAACAAATCTACCGCGGCAACGTGAAAAGTGACGTGGGACAATCGCTTTCCCCCATGATCGGGATTGTGAACACCCCCGGCACCGTAGTGGCCGCCCGTATCGCGGGCCAGGGCCTTTCCGGCGCTCCCGTGGGCTACCTCGAGGTGCAGCGTTTCAACGCTGGCGCGGGTGTAACTCAATGGGCGCTCGGCTCCACGATCGGGGTGCTCGCATACGGCACCTCGGGCATGCTCACCTATACCTTGTTGACGGCGGGCTCCACCCTCCTCAACCTGGCCATGGGCGACGTGCTCGTGTACCGCGCTCACCCGACCGCCAACACCGCCGCCCTCGAGGTGTGTTGCGAAATCGTGGTGAAAAACCTCCAGGATATCGTGGCCACGTTCGGCTCGCAGACCTAAGCGGCGCCGTGTTGCTAAAAAGGGTGCCCGGGTTTTTCCCGGGTGCCCTTTTTCTGAATTGGCCCTAAACTTATTTCACGGGTGACGAATGGCGAATGAGCTCCTTTTTGGAAATGCCGACGGCTCGGGCTCCTCGAGTGGGACCCCTTACGAAAAGGACGTTTTCCCCGACGTTTCCCTTAAAGCCGACGTAAACACCGGCCTCACCGATAACTCCCTCACCAATCCCACCGGCGCCCTTGTCGGAAACCCCGACACCCCCGCCTATCAGGCGAAAACGCTCCTAATCAAGGACCTCGTACTCCTAGAGGACCGCACCAAGTGGATCGGGCAAAAGCCCACCTACGAAATCGTTTTCAAAACTCCTTTCCCGGCCGTGCGCGCCTACGCTTTCGGCTCCTTCACCGCCGAGAAATGCGCCACGATCGCGCCCTTTTCCGCCGCCGACTCGGAGCTCACGCGCCAGCGATACCTGAAATTTGCGCAAATCGGCGACGGCCTGGGCGTCACGGGAAAAATCCGCCGCGTGCAGTGGCTCGTGCAGGGCGATACGG